ACCTGAGCTTGATGTCGACGGACTCAGGGCGTCCATAACGCTCTAAATGATTCCTGTCAGCGAATGGCTCTTCGCCGCGTTTAAGGAAAAACTTAAGCAAGGCACCAGTACCCTCCAGCCTATCAAGCGGGAGTTTACTGACCACCTTCATACCCTTGACAAGAGGTTTCTGAAGGTCGGAGCACATCTTCCCGGTCTCAAAACCAGAAAAATTGTGCTTACCCAAGATAGGAGAATTCTCGCCAACAGCAGGAAACGGAATAATCCGTTCAACCATGTTGTCGAGATATCTCGTGGTTTTCCATAATCCTCTTTTATAGAGTTGATTACGGAGTGATACCATAGAGATGATCTCCTGAGCGTCACTCTGTCGTGTTGGGAATACTCGTCGGACGCGAACGACACTTACGTCTTCGCCCTTAAAGTAATCCTTTCCGCAAGACTCTCTGAAGTTTCCACTCCAGAAAGACTTGCTGGCATTCACTTTGAACCCAAAAGTTTCAAGTCTGCCAACGACAGAACGCACATATTTTACGGGGACAATGATATCGTCTCCGTAAACGCGCACCTGGCCCCTAAATGACTTAAGGTCATCTTGGGTCAGTGGTCTCCTTAGCACATCTTCAATCCCTAGGAATATCACAGTCATAAAGACTAATGATTCCATGGGAAAGCAGAGTGCTGAACCCATAGACGCGAACTTTGCCAGTCGGATGATTTTCTTTCCGTCGTGACAAGGAACTTCAGCCTTACGGGACCTAGTTGCATCCACAGCCTCACCTAGGTGAGGATGATTCAGCAACATGGTCTTAACAAGCTGATTCGAAACACGATCCGATGCTTCACTCAGGTCGAGTGTAGCTAGCTCCCCGAAGAGGGAACCAAGTCGAGCAAGCTCCTGGTTAGGAACATTGCTCTTCCATTGGATAAAGTGTCGGGCATTGTCATTTGCCTCGATCGCTTTCTCGAATGCTTCCAGCAAGCCTTGCTGTGCATATTGCATAGCAGTTGGCTCAACTGCAATTATTCGGGGTGTTTTGAGCGTTTTAGGAACAGTGATGACCCTAACGGGTCTCTCTGCTCCGGGTTCGAGCCAGTTAATACGGTCAAGGTCAGAGAAGTGCGACCAATTCGGGAGTAAAAACTTACCCGCTGGGAACACTTTCTCGAGCCGTTCGGTCCACTCGGTCTGATTGAACTTTTGGTTACCCTTAAGTCGATCAGCGGTGGCACCGGGTCCGTGCTTAGGGAGAATCTCATACGCAGCAACGGAGTTATCCACTGCTGCAAAGAGATCAGCCCAAAGTAGACGCGAGACTCGATGGAAGTCCTCAATTTCTTGAGGTCCTCGTCGAGCGTCCGCGTCTTTAACTGACTGCTCACACTTGAGATATCCATCAATAGCCGCTCTTTCTCGTGCATC